GCATCCGAGTACAACGGACGCTGATATAACAAGGTGACGGCATTCAGAATTGCTGATTACGCAGAGCTGAAGGCAAAGGAAGCTGAGGAAACTGAGACAGCAGCGGCACCTTTCCCTTAAGACATACTAAATCAACCGCTGCGAAATACTGATAAGAGGCGAAAGCCTGCGGACAAGTAGGCAAGAATGGTTTTTCCGCGCAGCATTCGGGAGGTTGGGTGAATGGTTTAGCCACTGGGTGAACTCCTGGGCATGTCGGTTCGATTCCGGCACCTTCCACAAAACCTATAAAACTGATCTTTGACAGACTTACATACGATTGGACAGGATGCTATTAAGAAACCTGTTTCAATCCGACGCGGGGAACACCACGTAGGGTTAGTAAGCTAAGCTGAAAGACTACGTTCCTGCTCGCAGTGATGCCAGCATGAGTGAAGGACCCGAGGGAGGATGAACTACCAACCAGCGAAACAGCTACAAAGAACACTAATGGCAGTACAGAGGTGCCAGGTATCAGTAGTTAGTAAGCAAATGTAAAAGGGTGGAAAGCACCTCCAGACTTGTTTATGATGTAATGCGGCCAATGGCGGTCACAAGCCCGCGAAAACGCAGAGTGCATTAACAATATACATCAAATTACATAATTTCACATTTAGACAGCCTACAGCGGTAGGCGAGCACATGCTCGAAGATAGTATGATATAATCTTGACATGGCGGCTGCCTGTGAAGGTCGCCGTCTTTTTCCGCAGAAATAAAACAACAATAATATATAATGAACTATGACAGACAATAACAGACAGAAGCCTTGGAGCCAGGAAGATGACGACAACCTGCGGACATTGCATACTGAGCATTGGGCAATATCAGAGATTGCGAGAATCCTTGGCAGATCAACTGACAGTATTCGTCACCGCAAAACGAAGTTACACCTCGGACGTTGCCTGAAGATGGATGTACACAATATTGTAAGGCGTAGAAAGAAGCAGCAAAGGAGGATGATGCAATGATTAACATAGATATATTGGAAGATGAAATCTACGAACAGCCAGGTTGTACGAATGGGGCTTACATAGGCAACACCAGCTGGGATGGCGAGCGATATGCTGACCACATGATAGCAGACGAGCGGCGATGGCGAGAGAATATCCGCAAGGGCATCAACGACATCAAGGCACTGCGTGTTGCCTGGGAGAACAGCAAGAAGTTCGGACATAAACATAAGATGCGAATGTTGGAGGAGGACATCATAAAACGAAAGGAAGAGGTAAAAGAACTTATACTATCAAGGAACTATGAATGGAGATAATAATAATTTGCCACAGATGGATGTAGGGCAGGAGATACCTAACTTTCTTCCTAAAGATAATTGGTTCGGGGTTGATGTAAAACCATACCGATTAGACTTTACCAAGCCTTACAAACCGCCAAAATACCTACTCAGCTGGAATGGAATAGGATTTGCCCCGCTTGGCGGCATCCAAGCTATTACAGGGCAGGCTGGTAACGGTAAAACGATGACCATTGCCCAGATGATTGCCGCCATCCTATGCGGCCAATACGGAAATCTTATGTATATGCTCAGCGACGACACCCCCGAGCCAAGAGTATTATACATAGATACTGAGATGGAGGAAAGTAACACCATAGCAATGAAGAATAGAGTCCTGACGATGACAAAGCGAACAATCGGAGAGGATTATGACGACTTTATTGTTCTGATGCTTAGAGAGGCGACAAGCGACGAAGACAAGGTTAGTGCAGCGGTAATGCGATGGAAGTTGACTCTTAAAGCCATATATGAATACAAACCGACGGTTTGCTTCATTGACGGTCTTCTGGACGTGGTTAACGACTTCAATAGCAACACCGAATGCCAAGAGCTTATATACAAGTGTATGCAAGCTGCCACATACTACAACATCAGTCTATGGTGCCTTGTACACCAGAATCCAGGTGCTGACAAGTTGGTAGGACATCTTGGTAGTATGTTGGAGCGCAAGGTAACGGACATATTCGTCACTAAGAAGGAAAAGAACGCAACTACAGGCGATGCAACATTCACTTGCCATCAGATGAAGGCTCGTGGCCGTGATATACCTGACTGGAAGTTCCAAGTCTTACCCATAATGGGGTGGGGCATTCCTGAACAATTATCTCAGGAGCCCAAGAAGAACGACGACCCCGAAGTCATTAGGAAGTGGCTGGAAGCTGGTAGATACGATATTGCTTGGCCGGCAACGAAGGAGCAGATCAAGAGCATTTTCAAGAATCGCGGCGGACAGACACACAAACCTGCCCAAGATGATGACATTACCGTGGCTCTGAATCGTCGATTCATTATCGACCAACCTGCTGACACAAGGACAAAGGGTCAGAAACATGTTAAATTCATTCTGAATCCTGAATATTTCCCCGAGAAGAAAGACCCGTTTGATGAGGCAATGGAACTTGGAGATGAACTCTGGAAAAAGTAACTTCCCCAAAATATTATACCCCTAAAGGGGTATATAGTAACTTCCCCAAGCCTTTGCCCGCACGTGGCAACAGCCCCATTTCCCCCTGCGCCTATATGAGGGCGCGGGGAAAGTGAGGGGCGGGTGCTCACGTTCGCGGTCTATCGCGCGTATATGCGCGCTCGGCTTTACACTTAAGATATATGGATAAATTCACAGAACAGAAGATAAAGGACGCGGCGGGTATCGTTGACGTGGTAGGCGACTTCCTGACACTGAAGAGGAAGGGAGTCAACTATCAGTGCTTGTGCCCGTTTCATAATGACCACAAACTGGGCAGCTTCGTGGTGCATCCCGCCCGCAACTGCTACAAGTGTTTTAGCTGCGATGCTGGAGGAGGGCCAATCGACTTCCTGATGAACTACCAGCACCTATCCTACCCCGATGCGCTGCGGTACCTGGCTACCAAGTACGGCATCATCATCAACGAGGACTACGACAGAGAGAAGTTCAAGAACATTAAACCAGCCAAACCGAAAGAAATGACAACAATAGGAGAGAATCTGCCGCCACGCACATGGCCGGCTGCCTGGGTAGGGTACTACAAGAACCTTACCAACGATAACTTCGTGAATTGGCTTAAGTCTCAACCGTGGGATGTATGCCAACGGGCAAGGATGGAGCAGGTGCTGAACGACTATCACGTAGGTCATGTATGGTTCAATACCGATTATCACGGCGAGGTGAAACGCCACGACTGGACAATGTGGTGGATGCTGGATGAGAATAACATCCTACACAACTGCCACCTTATGAAGTTCTGCCCGCCAGGTACCGAACGGTTCGGCCACAGGGACAAGGATGATCCATTCCCGCAGACGTGGTTGCACAAGCGAATGTCCTATGCCAGAGGCCACAACCACTTCGACGAGGAGAAGGAATCAGCCAGCTATTGTCTGTTTGGACAACACCTGCTGAACGCCTACCCGAATGCAACGGTCAATATTGTGGAGAGCGAGAAGACAGCAATCGTAATGGCAACCGCCTACGGCAACAATGCCTCTGAGGTATGGATGGCATGCGCTGGGATGCAACGCCTGAACCGCGAGATTCTGAAACCACTGATTGAACAAGACAGGCGGATACAACTATTTCCTGACAGGGATGGCGTGAAGAAGTGGCTAAGCAAGGCATCAGAGATAAACTACATCCGCTTGCTGATAAACACTCAGGCAGTCAACGAATGGTGGCAACCCAAGGACGGAGATAAGGCAGACATCGCTGATGTGGTGCTGCGAATAATTAACGACGGATTTAAAAAAGAATAAAATGGATAGAATAAAATTACAAGAGCGTGCGCTTCTGCTTATGTACAAGCTGGGCGAGGTGGCACCACAGAAGCATACTATTAAGTTGTACGACTACAAAGGTGATTACGTGGGCGAGAAGGAAATCTTCCGCTTGAAGAGTACCGGCAAGGATGCCAAGATTCCTACCGCTAAGTGCAAGCGCAAGATGATACCTCAGATGGAGTTGCAACAGGGATTCGACTAACACACTTATACAATTATATGAAGAAGCAAACTGAAGAAGGCAATTACGTAAGTGTTGCCGGGAAGATAAGCACCTGGTGTTACGGGAGGCTGATGCGGCTGCTGAACAAGCGAGGCATCAACACCTACCAGATGATTCAGAATACTTGCGCCAGCATGGTCAAACACATGGACGACAAGCACAACCTAACACCCGAGAGCGAGAAGGTTGTGGGCGTGTTCGAGGGTATGGTAGGCTGGGAGGACAACTTCAACCTTGCTGACCCGAACGCCAAGCCAGAGGTATGCGAGGCCACCTACTACATGAACGACAAGGATGGCAAGAAGGGCGTGGTGGTGATGCACGTTGAGCGACCCTTCTTCGGACAGTGGAAACAGAACTTCAACGTTCAGCAGATACTCGAACGGTTCCTTTGCCTCACATTCCCACAGCTCTACAAGCGGATGCGCTTCATAGCCGTTGCCAGGCAATGCGCCAACATCTTCGAGCTGCTGCTGGATGTGGTGGCAGAGCTGGAGGCTGAGGAACAGAAGCGGCAGATGCTGGAGGACTTCGAGGACAACGACCGAGGCGACTTCGGACAGAAGCCAGGCGATACCCACTACCGCCGCAAGATGCACAAGACACCAGACATGTTCAACGATCATGGCTAAGCGACTGGCATGGCGTTGCGCCAACATACAGCAGCAGCGCGACAAGGCGGAGATATACAACTCGAAGGAATGGAAGCAACTGCGCGCGGCAAAGCTGAACGCACAACCACTCTGCGAGATGTGCCAGGAAGAGGGGCGACGGCTCGGCATCAAGCGAGGCTTCGTTCGCAGTGCCACGGTGGTTCACCATATCATTCCCATCGAGACGGCGACCACCAAGGAGGATATGTGGCGACTTGCCATCGGTTGCGGGTTGAACGGACTGATGAGCCTGTGCATACCATGCCATGCCAAGCTCCACAACGATGCCGGCTACCATACCAAGCCCGTCGTACAGGAGCGGAAGCAATCAGCACTGGATAGATGGAAGGAAAGGCAATGCCGACCTCGGAATGCGAAATAAAACCCCTCGGGGCCTCATTTAATCCAGAAATCGACCTTTTTCCGAAAT